GTATATCAGCATTTGATGTTCATTGGCGGCCGGTAAATAGATACCTGCTACTGATGCACTCCAATTGCGAAAGCGGTCAATGCTCAAAGTCATTTCACCCGTTGTCAGCTCGGCAGAACTTCTTAAGTAAGTTACTTCCTTACCTTTCTTGTTGACCGTCTTTCTCTCAAACAAATCACGGTTGCAAGTCCTCTTATAAAAATCAATTTTTGCTTCGTCGAGACTGCAACCGTACTCACTACCGAAATACCCTAAAAGAAGATGCAAGTAGCTGTTTTGGGCAAGCGTGCGGTTAGGTAGTTTCTTTTTCACTTCCACCACCGCACGTTCACTAAACAGCTTGTTTACATACTCCTTGAACTTGGGTATTTGAAATTCATTCTTCAAGTCGAACAACATACGCTAAAAAGGCAAATCGTCCTTTACATTGCCATTAACATCAACCGGAGGCGGGAAATTCTGTGGCTGTTGCTGATAGGTCGACTGTGGCGCTGGCTGTTGTACCGATGTTGTTTGTTGGGATTGCGATACACCACCACGCGCATCTATTTTGTAGCACCGGATAGATGCCATACGTTTGAGTTCTCCGTCCTGATTCGTCCAAGAACGACCTTGTATCATAAATGATACAGTGACAACATCACCATGATTAAAGCGGTCAAGTTCTGCACACTTATCGCCTGAAAACTCTAAGGGAATAACATTCTCATACTCGCTACGCTCTCCCGTATAAGGGTCGTAAGTAGTAGCATCTAAAATAAACTCCCGTTTTGTAAATGAGGAACCACCGTTTTTGGATGGTATTTGAACGGTTTGTCCAATTTCGATTATCCGTCCGGTTATTTGGTTTGCCATTAATTTTCTCCTCCAAAAATCTTTTTATCGGTTATAAGTTCTCTGTTTTCTTCCAAAAACCGGATAAATTCCTCACAATGATTAGTAAGAATAGGAATATCACGTTCAGGATTGAAAACGTATGTTTCTGTATAGGTATCTACCACATAACCGCCTTTGTTGAACTCCACAATGTTATACTCAAATGTCCGTACATCAGAACCGTTCTTCATTAAAGCGTATGGATATACTAAATGCTGGTGGTGATCTTTGAACTTTCCCACGGTATAACTACCGGTTGTTTTGATGTCGTGAACACTGGTAGGCATCAGTTCGTCAATCAAACCATAAACCAATACACTACCGTATGCAGTAGGCAAGATGGCTTCTACTCTTTGTTGGGTTAATGCTCCTTTGTAGTAGTTGGCAAACTCGCGGCAAAGGTCAATGTGAAAAGTGAAAGTGCGATTGTTGTAAACAGCTTTTATCCCGTAAAGTTTTCCGTCATCGTGATATGCCTTGCTAATTTCCATTATAGAAGATTTACGGTTCTCAATCATACAATCAATGATTTCATTGAAAGCCGTGCCACGGTCTGCCGCTTCGCTATCGAATGGCTTGCGGTTGATACGGTCTATCAGTTCTTGAAACTGCTTCTGCCGAAACTCGTCTTCCGTACATGGTGGATTCTCACTCCACCCATAATAACGCTCATATATGACATCGCTATTAAGGTAATTGAAGTAAGCATCAAGAATCGTAGGATAAATCCTATAAAATATTTTATTCATTGCTTAAATCTCCATTTATATCCTTTATACGTTTTCATTTTCCCTCTGCAACACTTTGATATAAGGGTTGAGAAAAAACCTAATTCCAATTGAACTGCCCAAGCTGATTCCCATTCTCGAACAATATTTCCACGCATATCGAATTGAATTATAGGCTTCCTATTATTCTTTCCATTCTCTCTTGCATGAACTATGTTATCTTTTATAGGAAGCCATTCAAGATTAGAAACCTTATTGTTAGTTTTGTCTAAATCCTTATGATTTACCGTTTCATAACCGTTTGGATTAGGAATAAACGCTTTGGCAACTTCTCTATGAATAGACACCGTTTTTCTTTTGTTTTTATGAGACAATACCAATCGTAAATATCCATTAGATGTAGGATGAGGAATTCTTAATATATGGTGCAATGGATTTAATGCATGCTTTAGACGTCCATAATTACTTATGAAATATATCCCCTTAAAGTCCTCTATATCTTTCCATTCTTCACCCTCATAGTCTTCAATACTGTTTTGGGAATTTCTCATAATAGAAAGGCACTCTCTACAATATTCCCGTAAACCATCTGGCGAGTTCTTATCTTTATGAAATTCGCCAAATGGTTTTTCCTTACCACATCGGATACATTTCTTGCATTTAGGCTGCATCTGAGTAGATTTTAGTTTCCTTATTGAATATCAGTCCCAAAGCCTTTACCTTTGCAGCAAACAAACTTCTCGCCATCATCAAAGAACTACCAACGTGTTCAAACTCATTAATATGAGAGGCGAACTCATTAGCGGACTTGGCATCAGTTATAAATTCGATACTTTCTTTGATTTCCTCTATCACCTTATCATACTTTTCCTGTGCTTCTTTCTTGGCTGCAAGCATACCCAAATACGAATTGATTATCTTGGCAGTGATAAAGTCGTTCTTTGCGGTTGGATTACCATTCTTGTCAAGGATGGTAGGAACCTCCATTACTGAAGGAAGATTGCAAGTATTCTTACCGTCATTTCTTGAAGTTGGGTCAAAAGTGATGGTACGTCTTTGGACGCCTCTTTCGCTTTTCATTTCAAGATAACCGAGCAAATCCAGTTCGGTAACGATAGAGTTGTAGGATTTTTCACGCAAGGCAGGGATAAACACCGTATCATCACCTTCTTTTCTTGTGTCGCGATGGGCAACGAAAATGATGTGCTTGTTAAGCCCCGAAAGTGTTCGTGTCATCCATGAAAATTCGGCATTGATACCGCTCCAATCACGGATGGACGGCTGGCGGGTTCCACACTTGTGAGTAATGATGAAGTCCATCATCTTGCCGATGGTATCTACTACAATGGTCTGATAAGCGGACAAGTCCTCTTGAAGAACTTGCTGAACATCGCTCCATGAAGTGACCTGTACCGTGTCTATATTCTCCAAGTGCGCCATGTTCATGCGCTTCACGCCGTTATCGAAGTCCAACAGCAGCGGTTTCGGTGCGCTCAATGCTACCGTACTCTTTCCCATTCCGGCTTGACCGTAAATCATCATCTTCACGGTGGTCGGGATAACTAATTCATTACTTTTCTTAATCAGTGACATAATCGTAAATTTTATAGGGTTATTTGTTCAGATATTTACTCATTTTAAAAGCATTAATAGCGGATTGTATCTCGAACTTGGAATATATGATAGGAGAATTTCTGGATGAGCCTTTTCTTTTCTTATGCACCAATCCTTCTTTCTCTAACTTTTCCAAAAAGTTAGGTTCATACCCAAGTGTCTTTAACCATCTGAACGCTTCTCTTTGCTTGATTTCATCAGATACAGGAGACCGTTTCTTCTCACTGGCAGCTGCACCAAGCTCCGCCATGTCCATGCAGATATTTTTAAATTCAAATAATTCAAGTCTTACCTCCATACCGTCCAGTTCTTTCAATTCGTTCTACTCTTGTTTCTCTTCCTCTTCTCATCTCGCCCTGTTCGTGATAAAGCGATAGAGAAAATACACACAATAAGCAACATGCAACAGACGCACGAACAGTCGGTGAAAAATCCATTGTAAGTTTCACACCAGCTATTCGTTCGTAAAGCATGGTAGCAAGTTCTCTTCCATTTCTTACATGAAGAATTTCAAAAGCCTTCTGCAACTGGTTGTTTATCGTACTCACAGCCCTGCATTTCAAATCGGCTATCTCCTTCTTCTCATACCCTTGTGCATACATTCGTGCCGTAATCTCGCATTCAGGTGTAAGTTCATTAAAAACTCTCTTCATAATCGTGTAAGTCAGCTGATTAATAATTGCGAATAACCTCAATATATCCGGCTTCCCTGTTAGTGTCCACCGAATACAAAGTTTGCTCCTTGTCTATTATCCGATCAATCCTTGCCAGCCTGTTAAGATCAGCGGTACACCTGCGAAGCTGTCCGGCAAGTTTGTCGCTAAAGTCAAAGCTGATTCTGTCATTCTTCTTTTTCAGCTTTTTCTTGATTTCTGTTCTTTCTTTCAGTTCTTTTGCCATAAGAGTAAAATTTAATTAATGATTCGTGGATGGTAAGGGAATCGAACCCCTCTCAATCGTGCCAATTGTTTGCGCAACACGAAGCTCTAACCGATAAGCTAACCATCCGATTAAAAAAGGTGCACTATCCTCACGGACGGCACACCCAGTACAAACACAATATAAAACACGAATATCTAATCTATTATCAGAACAATGCTTTTAACCGCGTTCTTGAAATGATCAAACTTCCGGTTCAAATCACTCCAAGATTTATACCATGTATTTTTCTCTTCAGCTAATTTCTCGTTAGCCTCTTCCAGTTCCTGCACACGCCTTACTAAATCTTCATGCGTCATGCCTCTTAATTCTTCCACTGTCATAATCGTATAAATTTAAAATGTCGTTAAAAAGGTAGGAGTCGAACCTACTTCTTGTAAGCTAAATGAATATATAAATTAGAATATAAGTTAATACCAACAATTAATCGCTTACACGCATTCCAAACAATGCTACTTCATAAATTACTGCCCAGCTGGTTTACAAGGTGATTGTGCACTCATCCCCATGCGCCTTGTGCCGGATTATAGGACTACCTTTTAGTGGTCTGTTTTAAGTTCTCTATAAGTTATTCTCATGAGCGACACACACCCTACACATATAACACTCATTATAGTGATAGAGAATATTTTCATAGGACTGTAAGTAGTAATAGCCCCGTAAAGCATACCGGCAGCACATATACTAACCAATATAGATAAAACGAATTGGATTGTTTTCATAATCGTATAAATTTAAATAAGTACCTGTACCCTAATCGAATAACAGAACCTTATTTCAGTTCAGTACAGGCTATAAGACCTTTCAGCGATACTTGTGCCTAACCAAGCATACTCACCACGCTAAAGACAAATTGGCGTGCTGAAAGTAAAAATCATTTCAACTTCGTGGCTTTACCACCATCAGACATATACAACCATTCGCCCATTGTCGGCTTATCCTCGGTTGCTATCGGTGTCAATTCCGTTCCACTTGCACCCACCACTATCCACCATCACTGGCTTCGCTTACGTGCCTTCGCAGAAATATATCTTTTTATCGTATCAATATGTCAAAGAACCAATCAATAGTACCCTACCCGATTCTCGCTATCGGTTGCCGTTCAATCCGTCCGTAGGGCTGTCGTGCATTGCATAATCGTGTATTATGCGTATCGGCTGATACCTTGTACCCGGCATAGAGCATCGTAATCCATGCCATCATCTTCACAAGTTTCAAAACCTTTTAAGGCATCTTCCAAACTGTCTATCTCATCCGTTATCAACTGGATAACTTCTTTTTTGCTATCAGCATTGAACATCAGGCAAACAGTCCTTTCATCGTTGTTGTGAGCTGCCTCTAAATCTTTATAAAGGCTATCCAACTGCTGGTTAATCGTGTAAGCATTCATATCCATATCGTTTATGCGATTGACATCAGATTAGCTTTTTTGAAGCATCTGAATTCTTGGCGTTCAGTATCATAGTAAGTCTGGACGGTATCATTCTTCTTTCTATTGTCAGTACCAGTGATGGCAGGCATCAGCTTTTCATTTAGTGTACCGTATGCCTCACGAACAGAACCGTCCACTTTTTTGAAGTAGAACTTCACTATCTTCTTCTTCATCTCACCTTTCAGTTTCAAATTAGCCCAAGCCACCTTCATTGCTTCGCTCATGGTGTAGCCATTACGCTTAACGAACTGCCAAGCAAGGCTCATTACTTCGTGTAAAAATTCTCTTGTTCTCATAATCGTGTATTTTAATATGTTTATACTATTTGAAATCTGAATTAATCTTCGTTTCTTTGTATCAGTTTAATTTGATAATACAA